CTAGGCATTATTACCTCTAAGTTTTATGTTAATTTTTACTGATCAGTTGCTAGGACAGCAATAGAGTTTAATCTATGTTGTTGATAGTTAATTAGTAAGGGAGGAAACTGTCCTAGCTTTGAAGCTCATAAAGAGCTGTCCAATATATATGATTTATAATCTGTTTCGTTTCATTGGCAACATTGAAATGTCATTTAGATGAAATTAAATTGTCAGTATCTGTCACTCATAATTCTTTGAGCTTGTAATATAGACTAAGTATTGCATCAATAAATTGTCTTTTGACAGTTCTATAATCAACATTTCTTATTCGTGCTATCATTGCCCAATTAGGGCCTCTCTCTCGGTAAGCAGCGGAGTGAGCTACTGCCCATATTAAATCTCTATCTTCCTGTGGCATTATAAAGCTAAGTTCTAGTACTCGATCATATTCATCTATCTGTCTTGGTGTTGGTCTGATCTTTGGTTGTTTTGCTTTATCCCATCCATATGCTTGCCATGTCTTTCTATAGTCTGGCCAGCTTGTAAGCTTTTGTGCTCTGATTGGTTCTGGTAGTCCTCGTTCAGTCTCCGCAGCTTGTAGGAATTTTTCAAACAGTGTGTTGCAGTCTTCTTCTTTAAATAGCTTAATATTTGATGCCAAGTATTCTCTCCATCTTAGCCATCCAATGAGCTCTGTGTTGATCCGTTTTTAGTTTCATTGTTTGTTGTTGGAGTTCAGCGTAATTTGATCTTGAAAGGTTCTTAGCTAATTGCTTCCATAACCTATTCCATCTATATTCAAACTCATTAGCTTTTCGCTTTTCTACTGCTACGCTGTAATTAGGATTTAAATGCTTTGAAATGCTTTTAATATCTTTTTTAATATCATGCTTTATATAGCCAAGCTTGTCTTCTGCTTTAGGGCTATGAATATATTTTGTTTTGGTTTGCTGTGAAGTGCTCTGCTTTATATAGCTCTCGGTATCATATTTCGTTTTATCGGTCAAGCCATCCACTCCTTCTTCCTTCTTTTCTCCTCGTTTCAAATATCGGTCGAAGCAATCGCTTAGCGATAATTCGCACAAAATCTTGCCTGACCCGTTGATCACCCATGTGTCGTGTTGGCGATAATGCAACCGCTGACATACAATGCAGTTTCCTAGCGTTCCTGTTTTTCTGTCTATTAATCTCTTTGAGCGTTTCTTCGGCATACATTTTAATCTCCTTTTTCTGCTGTTAATATTGCTAATCCCAGAGGGATCATCATCTGTGGTACAACAGCATTACCTAAAGCTTTTAATCGTGGTGCTCTGTTTTCTTTTTTATGTGTTATGCGTGGTGTATTAGGTTCTTTTTCCCAGGTAGTTTTGACTGTCTTTTTTCTATCAATATCAGTCCATCCTGTTTCAAACCCCATTAACCACTCAACCCAATCAGGATTAAGTACTCCTCCTGGTTCTTTCTTTTCTTCATGTATATGTACAGCTGCGACTTCTGTTTCTAAATATTTCTTATGTCTAAGGTTAGCCATGTTTTCTGTAGCTCTCATATTCATGCCAATAGCAGCTCTTGCAGTTGGCCAGAAGCGATAACCCTCCTCTACCAATACTTCTTCTTTTAAGTGTCCAGGATTTTTTCTACCCTTTCTATTTGTTGTAGCTTCCTTGGTAACCTTTTCTTGTGACATTGGATTACCAGCATCAAAAGCTGTAGGTGTATTCCACCAATCTTTATGTGGCCGTTCGCTTAAACTATCTGTTACAGCTGCGGATGTGCTCCATCCATGTGTACCTTTAATCATAGATGGTGATGGTCTTTCAAAACTTGATGCTCTTTTAGTCGCTCTTGGAGTTGGCCACAATGATGCACCTTTGTCTTTGGTGCGGAGCTTGGAGACCGACAGCACCATATGTAAATGTCCTGACGGTAAAGTTTTCGTTTTCCAAGTTAGTGACCGTACGGGCGAGACCCAATTCCATGTTAACAAAGCCTTGGACATTCTCTCCGATAACCCATCTTGGTTTAATGTCTTTAATAATTCTAAGCATTTCGGGCCAGAGGTCTCTGTCGTCTTTTGTGCCACCTTTTTTTCCAGCGACTGACCACGGCTGACAGGGAAATCCTCCAGCGATAACATTAACTGATCCGATGTTTTTTCTTTCTTCAGCATAATGAAATTCCTTGATGTCTGAATAAAGAGGTATATCGGGAAATCTTTTTGACAGTACTTTCTGACAATAAGGTTCTATCTCTATAAATGCAGCTGTCTCGAAGCCACCCGTCATGTGAAGACCGTGTGAAATTCCTCCGATCCCCGAAAACAAATCTAGTACTCTCAGTTTTTCCAATTCTCATATAGTTGTTTGTATGAAATAAAGTCATCACTAAATCTCTGCGGGTTATCATCCATTTTCTTAAAAGCGTAGTAGACGGACTTATGATCTTTATTAAAAATAACTGCGATCTTATTATATGTATGAGGTGTAAATTCTCTCACCAATAGATAAGCCATCCATCTTGCGTAAACTTCTCTTTTACTTCTGCGTTCTGTAAGCAACCAGGAGGGTTGTACATTGTTGTCTTCACAAACAACAGTAATTAACTCATTTAACTTAGGAGGTATGTTCTTCAGCATTTTCGTTCTCAAAATTCACATCTAAATTATAAAAATCAGGAATACCTACCTCACCCATTGTTAACATTATAATGTTCTGCATTATGTGGTCTGCGGGCCGTGAGAAATCTTTATGATCTAGCGGTAAACAATACCGCCTTGCTACAGCTGCATCAGAAACTCCGATCTGCTTTGCAAGCTCTCTGTAGGTCATGCCTGTACGACTACCTAGTTTTTTATTCTTTCGCCAAACTTCTAATCTGTTCTTATTAGTATCTTTTAATGCCGTCATAATACTATTCGTTATGTCAATTCGTTTTGTTTGTCTATCAATTTTTATTGACAGAGTGTGTAGAAGTAACATACAGTGCCTATCAGTGTTTAATAGTAATAATGTTTGTAAAAAAGGGAGAACAAGATTATGAACAATATAGTTAATTTAAGGAAAGGAAACGAAATGGTAAACACAGTATTAAAGGAAGCTTTAAATGCTAATACCAATATAGACCAAAAGAAATTAGCAGCAGAGCTAGGAGTGGCAGAAGAAACAGTCAGTAGACACTTAAACGGTAAAACATCGATGTCTATCGATCAGGCAAAAGAATATGAAAGGATATTAGGTGTAACAGCTGAAAGTCTTTTAATTAATCCTGAACCATTAACAGTAGATGCTTATGCTTATGTAGAGGATAACGGAGCAAGTAATGTCGTTATTTCAGAGAATACTGACAAGACAAAGACTGTAATTCCACCTATTAGTTTTGATGATCATAGGGTTATGCTTATGAGTATTTCTAATAACTACTATAAATCTAAGGATGGTTCTATAAATATGAAAAAAACATCTAATATTAGGTTTAATACTTTAATTGTTATGGACAGTGTATTTCATGAAGAGGAAAGCCATAAATTTGAAGAAGAGTGGTGTTATCTTAAAATATCAGAAGAGGATGTTGCCAAAGATAATGGTCTAGATAAACAGCTTCATATCGGGCTTCCTTACAAAGAACCTTTTGGAAAACATACAATAGAATTTCCAATTAGCGGGGTCGTTGTTAAGGATGTTTATCTGGAGTGGGCATATCCTATATATGCTGTTGTCAATTTATATAGTGATAGACATCGCTTTATATATGATAGGTCTGTACTAAAGTGCGACAGCTTTAATAGTGTATAAGAGTACCTTCTGATATATTAAACGACACTAAATGTCATTTTAGTTGACAACCAAAACGAATAATCTTAAAAAAGAAGCTTCCTAGTAAGGGGAGCTTTTTTTTATGGCAAATATTCAACCGCCCGATTGGGCTACAAAATTACACATTAGACATCACTCTAACCCACATGGAGTACCGTGGGATCAGAAGGTATTTGATTACTGTGTAAAGAGACCTCAATTAGAAAAAGCATGGAATACAGTTAAGCTTTTCGATGATGAAGAAAAGAAATTAGAAGCATTTAAAATCATTAATTTATATACAGAAAAATCTGCGGCTATGGCTGCGGGTATATGCGTACAAGAATTAGCTGATGCAATTATCCTTCATGATGACCAGGAAAAGTATAAAGAAGCTAAAGATAAATTTATTTCATACAGACCCGTTGAATATGACCTCAGCGATACTTTAAAACACGATCATTATCAAACAATTATAGACGATGTAGCAAGTAATGCCATTGATGGTCTACGGGAAGCTGGACAGGCACTTCGGCTAAATAAATGGGAGGGGGAAAAAGAGTATTTAGTCGATCTGCCTGGTTGTGCTCTTCAGTATAACGGAAGAGTAGATTATGCATCTGGGAATATCGAATTAAAAACTGTTTGGCCGTCAATTAATAAAAGAGCAGTTGATCCTAAAAATAATTTTACAAAAAAATCATTACCAGCAAGACCAAGCCAAGCATGGTTAGGTCAAGTTGCGGGATATTCATTTGCGAATAAAAAACCACCAACAATAGTTGTTGCTAACCAAAGTGGTTATAAAATTTTTAATAGTGAAAACTGTTCTGAGTTATCAGATCAATACATGGATCAAGTTATGAATACAACAATCATTAAATGTAAAACAAGAGAGAGATTAATGAGAGCTGCTAATGGCAGTGTCGAAGATTTCTTTGGCATGATTGAGCCTGACTTTAGTGATTGGAGATGGAAAACAAAAAACCCTGAGCTCGTTGAGATAGCAAAAAGAGTGTGGGGTTTACATGAATAGTAGAGATGATTTTTTATTTCCATTTGCATCTCTGCTTTTGCTAGTGGGTCATCATAACCCTTCATGCTGTGCTTGGGAGAGCCAGTCTAGCAAAATCTCCCACCATTGGAGGATTAAATGAATACATTAAAAAGAATTGCAGAATTTATTAGCGTCTTAATGCTGATTTTTTCAGCTATATTTTTATACATAGGTTTTTACGGATGAATTATAAAGAGATTATAATATTTATATCATTATATTTGTTGGCACTTTTAGTAGCGGTGAAATTGTTATGACGGGTGTTTATGGATTTCAAGGTCAGCAAGTTTTTGATTTCACACCATGTGAACAAGAATTTGTTAATGAAAAAGAAGAAGAGTTTTTCAAGTTTCATGAAGAAAACCCCGGCGTTTATAAGTTATTCAATCGGTTTTGTTATGAGTACCTTGATAGCGGGAAGAAAAAGATATCCGCGGCAATGATAATAAATCGTATTAGATGGGAAATTGATATTCACACAACGGGTGATGATCTAAAGATTAATAATAATCATCAGCCGTATTATGCAAGATTATGGGTAAGGAATAATCCCGCTCATAAAAACTTATTCAATTTTAAGAAAGTAAGAGGAGAGGAAGATGGACAAGAAGTTATTTAATGAATTATTAAAAGAAGATGTAGATCAATATATAGAGAAAAAAGGAAAATTTAATTACATCGCATGGCCTAATGCTATTATTCTTATAACAAACCATCCTCTGGTCGATGAATTTAGTTTTTTAACAATGAAAAATGAACAGACAGGACAACATTATTGGAAAGACCCTGACACCCATCATGTA